AATTTATTACAATTAAATATGAATATCAAGGAGACGAAGAAGAATATAATCCAGGCTGGGCAGAGGGCAGTTGATGAATTAATCAAAGTTGCTAAAGAGCCGATTGTAGATTCAGACGATGATATATCAGCTGATAGATTAAAGAATGCTGCGGCTACAAAAAAGCTAGCAATATTCGATGCGTTTGAAATATTAAATAGAATCCAAGAAGAAGAAAATTTATTAGAAGGTAAAGAACCTGAAGATAAAACAAAAGTATTTAGAGGATTTGCTGAAGGTAGATCAAAATAATGTACGAACAAAACTTAGTTAAAATAGTTGAGCCAGTTAAGATTAATACAATCAAAAGGCTTAATAAAAAAAACAAATGGGAATATGGATATAATAAAGAAAACGATATTATCGTTATATCAAAAACTGGTAAAATCGGTGAAATCATTGAGATGCAAGGTTTGCGGATTGCTCTGCCAATGCGGCCAGTGCAGGTGTATAGCAACGAAGTAAAGAAGTGGCAACAATTTGAATATCCAAAAGAACTAGCAAGACTTAAAAATATATTTGACTGGAGAGCATACCCTGAAGAAAAGAAAGCGCAGTGGTATGATTATATAGACGAAGAGTTTAAACGAAGAGAAGAAGGTTTCTGGTTTAATAACAACGGTACGCTAACATATATAACAGGTACACATTATATGTATCTACAGTGGAGTAAAATAGATGTAGGTGCACCTGATTTTAGAGAGGCCAATAGACTATTTTATATATTCTGGGAAGCTTGTAAAGCCGACAAAAGATGTTACGGGATGTGCTACCTTAAAAATCGTAGGTCTGGATTTTCTTTCATGTCTTCAGCAGAAACAGTTAACCAAGCTACATTAGCAAGTGATAGTAGATTTGGTATACTTTCTAAAACAGGTGCAGATGCTAAAAAAATGTTTACAGACAAAGTTGTTCCAATATCAGTCAACTATCCTTTCTTTTTTAAACCGATTCAAGACGGTATGGATAGACCTAAGTCTGAGCTTGCTTATAGGGTTCCTGCAAGTAAGTTCACGCGTAAAAAAATTACTGCAAACGAACAGCAGGAAGACTTGGTTGGACTTGATACTACTATTGATTGGAAAAATACAGGTGATAACAGTTATGACGGAGAAAAGCTTCAGCTGTTAGTACACGATGAAAGCGGTAAGTGGGAAAGACCTGATAATATATTAAATAACTGGAGAGTTACAAAAACATGTTTACGATTAGGTAGTAGGATTATAGGTAAATGTATGATGGGCTCAACATCAAACGCACTAGACAAGGGTGGAGAAAACTTTAAAAGACTATACAATGCATCAGACGTTACTAAGCGAAACAGAAATGGACAGACAGCGTCTGGCTTATATTCTCTTTTTATCCCAATGGAGTGGAACTACGAAGGATTTATTGATGAGCACGGAAGCCCAGTCTTCAATACTCCGGATCATGAAGTCTACGATCCACATGGGGAATTAATAGATGTAGGTGTTGTAGAGAACTGGCAAAATGAAGCTGATGGTTTAAAGGGAGATCAAGACGCCTTAAACGAATTTTACCGCCAGTTTCCAAGAACTACAGAACATGCTTTTAGAGATGAAACAAAAAATAGTATATTTAATTTAGTAAAAATATACGAGCAAATAGATTACAACGAAGAAATGTCTAGAACATTAGGTATTTCAACAGGTAATTTTCAATGGGTTAACGGTATAAAAGATTCAAGCGTTATATTTTACCCAGATCCAAAAGGTAGGTTTAAAATAAGTTGGGTACCACCATCTAATATACAAAACAAAGTCATAATAAAAAACGGTATTAAATATCCAGGTAACGAACACATGGGTGCTTTTGGTTGTGATAGTTACGATATATCAGGAACTGTAGATGGTCAAGGATCAAAAGGAGCTTTACACGGCTTAACTAAGTTCAGTATGGAAGACGCTCCTGCTAATCAGTTTTTCTTAGAGTATATAGCTAGACCACAAACCGCAGAGATGTTCTTTGAAGATGTTCTAATGGCGCTAGTATTTTACGGGATGCCTTTGCTCGCGGAGAACAACAAACCTCGTCTACTGTATTATTTAAGAAGACGTGGTTACAGAGGTTTTAGTATGAACAGGCCTGATAAAATATGGAATAAATTATCTACGGCTGAAAAAGAAATAGGTGGTATACCAAACTCAAGTGAAGACATAAAGCAAGCGCATGCGGCTGCAATTGAAATGTATATACAAAGCCACGTGGGTATGAATGCTGAAGGTCAATTTGGCAGTTGTTATTTTAACGAGTTGTTAAACGACTGGGCTAAGTTTGATATAAACAAAAGAACAAAACATGATGCTTCTATAAGTTCTGGTCTTGCGATAATGGCTTGCAATAGACATTTATACAGGCCTAACGCTAAAGTAGAAAAACAAAAAATAAACATAAACATAGCTAAGTATAGTAATACTGGTTATAATTCTAAAATAATACAATAAATATGGCAGAGTCTGTTATAAAAAGTTATTTTCCAAGTCAAGCTGTAAGCGATGCTGAAAAGCTTAGCTACGATTATGGTTTAAAAGTTGCAAAAGCAATTGAAACCGAGTGGTTTTATAATGATTATAATCAATCAAGATACACAACAAATAAAAATAATTATCATAATTTAAGATTATACGCTAGAGGCGAGCAATCAGTACAAAAATACAAAGATGAGTTATCTATTAATGGTGATTTATCTTATCTAAATTTAGACTGGAAGCCAGTGCCTATTATACCCAAGTTTGTTGATATAGTTGTAAATGGTATAGCTGAGCGTATGTACGATATAAAAGCTTATTCACAAGATCCTTTTAGTGTTCACAAAAGAACTCAATACATGAAAGACGTTCTTTCAGACATTAACTTAAAAGAACTGCACGATTACAATAACTCTGAGTTTGGTATAAATACTAGAAACTCTGATATAAAAGAATTACCTGAAACTAAAGAAGAACTAGCGTTACACATGCAACTAACTTATAAACAGTCTATTGAGTTAGCAGAAGAGCAAGCTTTAAGTTCTTTAATGAAAGGAAGTAATTATGAGTTGATTAAAAAAAGATTTTATTACGATTTAACAGTTTTAGGAATAGGCGCTGTTAAAACTAACTTTAATACTTCTGAAGGCGCTACTGTTGAATATGTTGATCCAGCTGATTTAGTTTATTCATATACAGAATCTCCATACTTTGAAGATTTATACTATATTGGTGAAGTTAAAAAAATACCTATAAACGAACTTGCTAAACAATTCCCGCATTTAAGTCAAGAAGATTTAGAAGACATATTAAAAAACAAAAACTATCACCAAAGTAATTATAATCAAGGTTCTGCTCAATATAAAGAAATGGATGAAAACAAAGTTCAAGTTTTGTATTTTAATTATAAAACTTACATGAACGAGGTTTATAAAGTAAAGCAAGTTGGAAGTGGAGCAGATAAAATAATAGAAAAAGACGATAGTTTTAACCCTCCTGCTGATAAAGAAGGAGGTTTTACAAAGCTGCAAAGAGCTATTGAAGTTTTATATGAAGGAGCTTTAATACTAGGTACTAACAAACTTTTAAAGTGGGAGCTTTCTAAAAACATGTTAAGGCCTAAAAGTGATTTTAACAAAGTTAAAATGAACTATAGTATTGTTGCCCCACGTATGTATAAAGGTAAAATAGAAAGCTTAGTGCGACGTATAACTGGTTTTGCTGATATGATACAGCTTACACATTTAAAGTTACAGCAAATAATGGCTAGAATGGTACCAGATGGTGTTTATCTTGATGCCGATGGATTAGCTGAAGTTGATTTAGGTAATGGCACTAACTATAATCCACAAGAAGCTTTAAACATGTTTTTTCAAACAGGTTCTGTTATTGGTAGATCATATACTGGCGATGGAGATATTAACGCGGCAAAAATACCTATTCAAGAAATAACAAGTGGTAGTGGTGGTAACAAAATACAGGCTTTAATAGGTAATTACAATTACTACATGCAAATGATTAGAGATACTACCGGACTTAACGAAGCTAGAGATGGTAGTACACCTGATAAAAACGCTTTAGTTGGAGTTCAGAAGTTAGCGGCGGCTAACTCTAATACAGCAACAAGACATATACTGCAGTCAGGTTTATTTTTAACAGCTGAGATAGCTGAAAAACTATCACTTAGAATATCTGATATTGTAGAGTATTCACCAACTAGAGATGCTTTTATACATGCTATAGGCGCTCACAACGTTGCTACTCTTGAAGAATTAAAAGAACTTTATCTTTATGACTTTGGTATATTTATAGAATTACAACCAGATGAAGAAGAAAAAATGTTGTTAGAAAATAACATACAAGTAGCTTTGGCTCAGCAAAGTATAGAGCTTGAAGATGCTATTGATATTAGGGAAATTAAAAACTTAAAACTAGCTAATCAGCTTTTAAAATTAAGAAGAAGAAAAAAGATAATAAAAGATCAAGCCTTAGCACAACAAAACATACAGGCTCAAGCACAGGCAAACGCACAAGCTCAACAAGTTGCTGCTCAAGCTGAAATGCAAAAAAACCAAGCTATAAACGCAAACGACGCTCAATTAGCTCAAATTAAAGCTGAACTAGAATCTCAACGAATGATACAAGAAGTTCAACACAAAAAAGAGTTAATGCAATTAGAGTTTCAAATGAACATGCAGCTTAAAGGCGTTGATGACACTACACAAAAAAGAAAAGAAAAACAAAAAGAAGATCGTAAAGACGAAAGAACAAGAATACAAGCCACTCAACAAAGTGAACTTATAGACCAAAGAAAAAGTGGTAAAGCACCTAAAAACTTTGAGTCTGCAGGTAATGATATATTAGGAGGTGGTTTCAATTTAGGCTCTTTTGATCCTAGATAACAATTATTAATTATTATTATATTATATTATGGCAAAAAAGAAAAAAGAAGAAGTAGTCGAAAAGGCTGCTGAAGACAACGTTGTAAAAGTTGATCTTAGTAAAAAAGAAATAAAACAAGATGATAATATCATCAAAGTAGATTTAAGTAAACCACCAACACCAAAAGAAGATGAAGTTACAGAAGAAGTTAAAGAAAATAACGCTGACGACAGCGGAGTGGTTGAGCTCGTTGAAGATGCCAACGCCACAGAAAAACAAGAAGAAGTACAGCCGGAAGCTGAAACACAAGAAGAACAGCCAGCTTTAGAAGAAGTTACTGAAGAAGAAGTTCAAGAGCAAACAGAAGAGTTAGCTGAAGAAGTTCAAGAAGCTATAGAAGAAGCTCAAGAAACTGGTAAAGCAATACCAGAAAATTTACAAAAAGTTGTAGATTTTATGGAAGAAACTGGTGGTAGTTTAGAAGATTACGTTCGTCTTAATCAAGATTATTCTAATTATGACGATATGACAGTATTAAGAGAATACTATAAACAAACAAAATCTCACTTAACAGATGATGAAATTAGTTTTTTAATGGAAGACTCATTTTCATATAATGAAGAAGAAGATGATGAAAGAGAGATTAAAAAGAAAAAAATAGCGTTAAAAGAGCAAGTTGCCAACGCTAAAAGCCACTTAGACGGGCAAAAGTCTAAATACTATGAAGAAATTAAAGCTGGGTCAAAGTTGACTCAAGAACAACAAAAAGCTGTTGATTTTTTTAATAGATATAACAAAGAATCAGAAGAGAGCAAAAAAACTGCTGAGCGTCAAGCTAAAACTTTTAAATTAAAATCTGACAATTTATTTAATAAAAACTTTAAAGGTTTTGAATATAATGTTGGAGATAAAAAGTATAGGTTTAACGTTAAAAATACAAATGAAGTAAAAGAAACCCAAAGCGATATTACTAATTTTACCAAGAAGTTCTTGAATAAAAATAACGAAATAGAAGACGCGGCAGGTTATCACAAGTCTTTATTTACAGCGATGAATGCTGATGCAGTTGCTAAACACTTTTACGAGCAAGGCAAGGCAGATGCTTTAAAACAAAGTATTGCTAAGGCTAAAAATGTTGATATGAACCCAAGACAAGCTTTTGGTGAAGTTGAAGCTGGTGGTATTAAAGTAAAAGTATTAGGTAATAACTCAAATGATTTTAAGTTTAAAATTAAAAAATAACTAATAAATTTAAAAAAACAAAATTATGGCAATTACTCCAAGAACGACTTTTCAAGCTGCACCGCTGCAGCAAGTTCTGTCGGACAATTATTTAGACATCCAAAGTAATGGATGGGCACAGCAATATCTTCCAGACTTAATGGAAAAAGAAGCTGAGGTTTACGGAAAGCGTACAATCTCTGGTTTTTTAGCACAAGTTGGAGCTGAAGAAGCTATGTCAGCTGATCAAGTTATTTGGTCAGAACAAGGTAGATTACATTTATCTTATAGAGCAGACTGTTTAGATGCGTCTGCTAGTACAATTAATATTACTCATGATATTGATGGTGTTGCAAGAACAACTGACCACGGTATTAGAGTTGGTGATCAAGTTTTAATCTCTGGAGGTGGTCAAACTGTTACTGCTTTAGTAACTGTTGCTGATGCTGGCAACCAAACTATCACTGCTTTACCTTACGGTGGTGCTCACTTAAGTGACATGAACTTTGCAGACTCTGATAATGATCTTAGAGTTTTAGTTTTTGGTTCTGAGCATTCAAAAGGAACTACTTATGGTGGTGGAAGAGCTAACAAGCCTAACTTCACTTCGTTCACTAACAAGCCAATTATCTTAAAAGACATGTATGAGGTTTCAGGATCTGACGCTTCTCAAGTTGGATGGGTTGAGGTTTCTGGTGAAGACGGACAAAGTGGTTACCTATGGTACTTAAAAGCTGAAGGCGAAACTAGATCAAGATTTAACGACTACTTAGAAATGAGTATGATTGAATCTGAAAAAGCTGCTGATGCTTCTACTATACTAGGTGGTGCTAACGGTTTAGTTGGTACTGAAGGTTTATTCTCTGCAATTAAAACAAGAGGTCACCAAACTTCTGGTGTTACTGGTATTAACGCTGCTACTGATTTAGCTGAGTTTGACGCTATCTTAGCTGAGTTTGATAAAAACGGTGCTATTGAAGAAAACATGATGTTTGTTAACAGAAACACGTCTTTAGCTATTGACGATATGTTAGCTGCAATGAATTCTTACGGAGCTGGTGGTACTTCTTACGGAGTATTCAACAACTCAGAAGATATGGCATTAAACTTAGGTTTTTCTGGTTTCAGAAGAGGTTCTTATGACTTCTACAAGTCTGACTTTAGATACTTAAACGATTTAGCTACAAGAGGTGGTATCAACGCTAACGCTACTGCAGGTGAAGATATCAGAGGGGTTATTATCCCAGCTGGTGTTTCTTCTGTTTATGATGAGCAATTAGGAAAGAACATGAAACGTCCTTTCTTACACGTTAGATATAGAGCTTCTCAATTAGAAAGTAGAAAAATGAAAACTTGGATCACTGGTTCAGTTGGAGCTACTACTTCTGATTTAGATGCAATGACTGTAAACTTCTTATCAGAAAGATGTTTAGTAGTTCAAGGTGCTAACAACTTCATGTTAATGAACTAAGCACTTATTATTTAAGGATCGAGGCTTCGGCCTCGACCCTTTCTTTTTATTAATTTTATTATATATTATATTATGGCAAAAAAACAAAAAACAAAAGAGGTAGAGGTACCTGTTGTTGAAACTACTGTTGTTGAAACTCCAGTTGTTAAAACACCAAAACCAAAAGTAAAAGTTGAAGAAACAAAACCAACTTGGGAAATAAAAGACAGAACTTATTTGCTAGCAAATGGAAAAACACCATTAAGTAGATCAATTAAATCTGCTGGAATTTATTATTTTGACGAAGAAAAAGGTTATGAAAGAGAGCTTAAGTATTGTCAAAATCAAAAAACACCTTTTGTAGACGAAATGAAAGGAGACCAAAGATTAGAACACATTGTGTTTAGGAATGGCGTTTTGTTTGTTCCTAAAAACAAAGTAACACTTCAAAAACTTTTATCTTTATATCACCCTCATAAAGACAAAATATACGAAGAACTACAACCGCAAGTTATAGCTGCTCAAGAAATTGATTGGTTAGAAATGGAAGTAGAAGCTTTAAACGCAGCTATGAACTTAGACATTGATATGGCAGAGGCTGTTATGAGAGTAGAGTTAGGTTCTAAAGTGTCTAGCATGAGCTCTAAAGAGCTTAAAAGAGATTTACTATTATATGCTAAGAAAAACCCTCAGTTGTTCTTAGAACTAGTTAACGACGAAAATGTTTCGTTGAGAAATTTTGGTATTAAAGCAACTGAAATGGGACTGTTAAAGTTATCTTCAGATCAAAGAACTTTTATGTGGGGTTCTAATGATAGAAAACTAATGAATGTTCCTTTTGATGAGCATCCATATTCAGCTTTAGCCGCTTGGTTTAAAACTGACGAGGGTATGGAAATCTATGCAAACATAGAAAAACAATTAAAATAATCAAACTGTAGAAGCGGTCGCTCTACGGGGCGATCGCAAACTACAAAAAAGAAATATGATATTAATAGACACGGTATATCAAAAAGTTTTAGCAATAGCTAATAAAGAGCAAAGAGGCTATATAACTCCACAAGAGTTTAACTTATTTGCTAATCAAGCTCAAATGGAAATATTTGAGCAATATTTTTATGATATAAATCAATTTAAAAGATTACCAGGTAATTCAACAGAATACTCAGATATAGTTGGCATGCTAGAAGAAAAAATATCTGCTTTTGAAAAATTTAAAATTGCGCCTAGTAGTGTTAGTGGTAATGTTTTAACTTTACCTAGTGACTTACATAGGTTAGGAACTGTGTTTTCTACACTTGTCACGTCTAACCCTGTAGTTGAAAAGGTTGATAAAAAAAATCTTCAATTAATTTTAAACTCGCCTTTAACGGCTCCAACAGACTCAAGACCAGTATTTATTCATCAAGCGCCAACTGCAGCTGGCGTATCTCAAATAAAAATTTTTCCAGCAGCATCTTCTTATAGCACAGGTAACACGAGTGTTAATTACATTAAAAAACCAACTACAGTTAAATGGACGTATGTAGTTATTAATGACAAAGCAGTTCACAACTCTGGGGCTGCTGATTTACAAAACTTTGAACTACACGAATCAGAAGAATCTGAGCTTGTAATAAAAATATTGCAACTAGCTGGTATATCAATAAAAGATTATCAATTAGCTTCAGTTGCGAGCAATAAAGAAGTTAGTACTATTTCACAAGAAAAACAATAAATAAATGGGATTACTAGACAGCCAAACTCAATTACAATATCAAAACTCAGGTGACCTTGGTAGTTATCAATTTACTTCATTACAAAATGTTATTGATCAATTTATAATTGCTTACGTTGGTGAAAGTAAAATAATACCAAAAGTAAATAGAGTAGATGTTGCTTTTCACGCGCAAAGAGCTTTACAAGAATTATCTTTCGATACGTTTAAATCTACAAAAGCACATGAAATAGAAGTACCTAGTAATTTACAAATGTTACTACCACAAGATTACGTAAACTACGTAAAACTGTCTTGGAGTGATTCAGCTGGTATAGAGCATGTATTATACCCTGCTGTTAAAACTTCTAATCCTAAAAATATAAAACAAAACTTACCTTTAGATGCTGATGGCACTTACAATTTAACAGGTGGTAACGAGTTAGACTTTGATACCGAGTCAGATACTTGGGCTGCTTACAAGTCAAATACTCCAAACGACAATGTTGATAAATACGACGATGGAACTTATGATTTAGCCATTGGCGAAAGGTATGGTATTGAACCTGCTCATGCGCAAGCAAATGGAAGTTTTTATATAGATGAGCTTGCTGGTAAAATACATTTTAGTTCTAATATATCTGGTAAGACTTTAATACTAGAATATATAAGCGATAGTTTAGGAACTGATGCAGAAATGAAAGTTCACAAGTTTGCTGAAGAAGCGATGTATAAGTCTATAGCTTATGCAATTATGTCTACAAGAGCTAACGTACCAGAATATGTTGTAAATAGATTTAGAAAAGAAAGAAGAGCTGAAGTTAGAAAAGCAAAGCTTAGACTGTCAAATATAAAATTAGAAGAATTAACTCAAATACTTAGAGGTAAATCTAAGCAAATAAAACACTAATATATGCCGGAAATTAAGAATAGCTTTTTTCAAGGTAAAATGAACAAGGACCTTGATGAAAGATTAATACCTAATGGACAATATAGAGATGCGCTTAACATTGAGATTTCAACATCAGAAGGTGATGACGTTGGGACTGTTCAAAGTGTTAAAGGTAACACGTTAGTTTCTGGTGATATTGTTCCTACAGGTAGCTCTATAGTTGGTGAGATTATTGAAGAAAAAAATAACTGTATATATTATTTTGTAGCAGGACCAAAAACGCTTGCTAGTAGTTTTGACGCTAGTAGTACACAACCTACAATTAGTAAAGATTTAATATTAAAATACGATGGTAGCTCTATAACAAATGTGTTTACCGATGTATATAGCTATTTAGCTGTTTTTGACACTAATAGTACAGATCTTAGTTTTGATGTAACAGCACAAACTATTACGTTACCAAACACAGATATTTATAAACAAAGCCTAGTAACAAATATGTATGTTAATGTTTTTGATACTAGTGGTGTTGAATATGTTAGAAACAATAGAATACTAACAGTTTCAGGCGCTGTAATAACTCTTGAAAATAAAATAGACGATTTAGATGGTGTTGCTATTACAAATCTAATACTAGAAATAACACACAAAGATAACAAAAGACCTTTAAATTTTGAACCAGCATATCCTGTGACTGGTATAAATATAGTAGATGATTTTTTAATGTGGACAGACAACAACTCTGAGCCTAAAAAAATATCTATATCAAGATCTACCGCTGGAACTTTAACAGGTGACGAAGGTAGAAGAAAATCTACAAAGCTTTATATAGATGGTTCTTCTTTTTATCCGCTAACAACAGGTAAAAGAGTAGATGAAAGCCACACTACTGTTATAAGAAAATCTCCAATAAACTCTCCAGATATAAATATAAAACAACAAAGAACTAAAGCTGATGGAAGCCCTATAGTCGGCGTAACTACAAGAGCGCTAGACATGTCTGGAGTTGTAGCTGATGATTTTGTTGAAATTGACACAAGTGACGCAACTACAGGTTTTGGTAAAAATCCTTTTTTAGTTAACGATGTGGTACATTTAAAAGCTGGTGGTACACCTACTGCAACGGATTTTGATGTAAGAGTAAAAGTTATAAGTCTAGTAGATGACAAAATATTTAAAGCTAAAGTTTTATATAACGGTGTTTCTAGTAATTCTATATTTAATACTTTTCTTTTTGAAGAAGAAAGTGATTTATTTAAAGATAAATTTTCATTTTTTGCAACTAGATTTAAATATATAGATGGTGAATATTCTACTTTCTCACCTTTTACACAAGCTGCTTTTTTACCAAGTGAATTTAAATACAACACTGAACAAGCGTTTAATACTGGCATGGTAAATAAAATAAAAGAAATTGAGCTTACAAATATAATACCTGATGATATACCAGAAGACGTAGTTCAAGTAGACATACTTTATACAGAATCTAATAGCCCAGAAGTATACAAAATTGATAGTGTTAGAAAAGACAGTAACAATGATTTTAATTGGAAAAAAAATAAGTACGTTATATCTAAAGAAAATATATACTCTTTATTAGAAGAAAAACAACTTTTAAGGCAGTGGGATAATGTTCCTAAAAAAGCTTTAGCACAAGAAATAGTAGGTAATAGGATAGTATATGCTAACTACGAACAAGGTTATAATTTAGAAGATCAAAATATAGAATTAGACGCTTATGTAGATGATAGAGTTTTTACAGGTCCAGAGCTTTTGCCTAACAGGCATTTAACTTCACACTTTGATGGTTATGCAACTAGCCCTGCTAGTTCTGATAAATTTACACACGTTAAGGGTATTAACGATAAAATAGTAGGCGTTGTAAATGTTGATGGAACAGGAATAGCTCAATTTGTAAAACTACACACAGATGTTGCTTTAGGTCTTGAAAATGACGCTGAGTATTATTATAGTTTTAAAGTTAGTAATTGGAATGGTACTGGTGTTTTAGAAGGCCCGGCTTTAATGTCAGGAGATCATCTAACCGGTAAGTATGGTAATTTTGCTCAACAAATAACTGGTGATGGAAACTATTATGGCGTAATGGCTATAAACTTAGACAGAAGCACAAGTACTAGTGTTTTTAATAATTCTGCTACTAGAGATTTTATGTTTCAAATAAAAACTACCGGCTTTACATGTACTATAAGTAATTTTTCTTTAAAAAAGATAATAACAAATAACAAAAAATCTGTAAAATCTATAAGAAATTATAAACTTGGTGTTGTCTACGCGGATGAGTATGGTAGAGAAACACCGGTTTTAACAGGTAAAACGGCAAGCGTATCTGTACCAAAAAACAATGCTAAATCTATAAATTGTATTAAATCTACTATAAAAAGCGATCCGCCAACATGGGCTACACATTTTAAATATTTTGTAAAAGAAACCAGTAGTGATTACAATAACATGGCTCTTGATAGAATTTATAAATCTGGTGAAACAGGTGGTGGTGGTTATTGGCTTTCGTTTCCTTCGTCAGAAAGAAACAAAGTTGATGAAGATGATTTTTTAATATTAAAAAAAGGTCATGGTGATACTGGTGTTGCTGTTGATAGCGCCGAAGCAATATATAAAATTCTAGACATATCTAACAACGCTCCAGACTTTATTAAAACAAACATTAACTCTATTGGAGAAGGTGGTGTTGCAGCTGATATTAACAATGATTTATTTCAAAACTCTAGTACTATACCTTTACTTAACAAAAACACTATATCTTTTAATAAAGACTCTTGGATAACTACAGAAGGAAATAACAACCTGTCTGATTTATTACTTAAAAATGATTTAGTTTTTAAATTTAAAAATAATCTTAATGAAGTTTCTGAAACTTACGCTGTAGATTCTATAGAAATAGTTGATTATCTTGGTAGCGATCACTATCAAATAAAAATGGAAAATCCTTTTGTTGAAAGTGACATTGATTTTATACTTAATTCTGGCGGATCAGCTATTGAAACTAATGTAACAATGGAGTTTTTTACTTCAAAAATACAAAATAAACCTGAGTTTGATGGTAGATTTTTTGTAAGAGTAAACTCAGACTCTTTCATCACATCAAACGTTTACGCAAACTCTACTAATAGCGTTGATCAATCTGTAATTGCAAATATATCTAGTTTTCACAAGCAAGACAGCGTTGCAATAAGTGGTTCTTTTATAGACAATTATCAAGATAATTCTACTATTAACACTAGAAACAACTTAGCAGTAGGATTAGTAGCTTCAAACGTAGTAGACATACAAGACAGGCCGTATGGAGGGTCTAGTGTTGGCACTTGGGACGACTTAACTGACTCAAGCTTTCTTACTTATAGTAGTACAGGTCCTTTTAGTAATAATTTTAAAGCAAACGATACGCTTTACTACGAAGCGAGACTTTGGTATGAAAGTGGAGATGCAAGACATAGCGGATCCGGAACTGGCGATGGAAAAAATATATACAAAGCAATACCAGAAAATTTAGCTACAGCTTTTCTTCATGTAGATGGAGGTTTTAATACCGGTAGTCTTAACGTTGGTATTTCAGACAACGTGCTTGGTATAAGTAGTGGACAAACTAGCATTGCTGGTTTTAGCAGTGGTGTTAATGAAGGAAATCCAGGTACAATTAAACATGCTGCTTTTTCATATAGTTATGGTTTATTTCAATCGCAAGACACTTCTGGTTCTAACAGAAATTACAGCGTATACGGTTCTCAAGGCGCTTACATGAAATTTTTAAGATTATTTAAATATGGTGTGGCTGGTGCAAATAACGATTTAGGATTAACAGGTAGTTATGGTAGCAATTGGTTTATAGATCAAACTTCTTACATAGGTGTGCAAAAAAATAACAGTTACGATCCTGAAGTTGATGGTAAATACACATTATACCATAGGGCTGTTCATTACGATTTAGATAATGGTAATATTTTAGAACTTGCAGCTAACGACGGTACTAATTTTGGTAACAATCCAACTGGTGGTAAAAACGATTTTAATAGAGTTGGTAGGGGTATATATATCGCAACAGCCGAAGACGAAGCTGCTGATAATTATCTTTATGGTTTTTCATTTCGCCAGGTGGGTAAATTCTATATGGAGCTTTCTTACGGCGGTATGGAAACAGACATACCACACGTTCCTTTAAACTCTAGCAACGTGTCTAGCGTTGCAAGCTCCTTACAGTCTAATGGTTGGACGAGTAGCTCTAGTGCTTTTTTAAGTATGATAAGTAGTATAAAACAAGGCGCTAAGTTTAAATTTACTAGCGATCCCGCAGGTGAAGAGTTTGAAATATTAAGTTTTAAGAAAGTAAAAAGATATAACCACACGCCTTTCCCTGGTGATAGTTTTACATACTACCAATGGTTTGACGATCCTGATGGTATACAAAACATAACATGGGGTGATTTAAGAGATACAAGTGCTGGTACTTATAAAAAGTTTAGAGCTAGAAAAGATCACGGCGATGCAGATAATTTTGATGAGATAACAATAGGTACTAGTGGTACTATAGTTCAAGATTCTATAACAGACGAAGAAAAAAGGTTTTTAAGAGGTAGCAACAGGCGTTTAACATACATACTAGAATTAGACAAGTTACCGACTCCTCCTTCTTATGACCCAATTGGAATTGGAAACGCAACTACAGCTGGTAAAATGAATGGTAGAACTAGTAGTATAATACAGTTTGTAGGTGATGTTGTAGAAGAAGGAACTCAACTAACAACAGACAATCCAGCAGTATTTGAAACAGAACCAAAAACAACAGAAGGTTTAGATATATATTACGAGGCTAGTGATTTTTACGATATAAAAGATCACGGTGCTGTTCAAGATTTAAAATATTCTAATTGTTATTCTTTTGAAAACGGTGTGGAGTCTAATAGAATAAAAGACGTGTTTAATAAAAATACTTTAGGAAAAGGTATAGTTGCTTCTTCAACTTTAGACGAGGTTTATAAACAAGACAATAGAGTTAGTGGTTTAATATTTTCTGGTATATATAATTCTACTAGTAATATAAACAATTTAAATCAGTTTATACAAGCTGAAAAAATAACTAAAGATGTTAATCCAACTTATGGTAGCATACAAAAGCTACATACTAAAGATTCTAATCTTTTAGTATTATGTGAAGATAAAGTTTTAAAAATATTAGCAAACAAAGACGCTGTGTTTAATGCCGATGGAAATCCTCAATTAACTGCAAATAAAAACGTTTTAGGACAAACGATACCTTACGCTGGTGAGTTTGGAATATCTAAAGATCCTACGTCTTTTGCCTCGCAATCACATAGAGCTTATTTTACAGACAAACAAAGAGGTGCTGTACTTAGATTATCTATAGATGGTTTAACACCTATTTCACAATATGGCATGGCTGACTTTTTTAAAGACGAGCTACCATCTTCAACAGCTTTAATTGGTAGTTATGACACTAGAAAAAACGAGTATAATATAAAAATTGATGGCAGCACCGATTATGTTCTTAGTTTTAATGAAAATATAAAAGGTTGGTCAAGCTTTAAGTCTTTTACAGCAATGCAAGCTGGAGCAAGTTTTAACAACAACTACTATACTTTCAACGACGGTGAGCTTTACAAACACCACTCAAACGAAGCAAGGTGTAACTTTTATGGCGCTGTTACACAGCCTTACGTAGAGGTTGTTCTCAACACAAATCCTTATGAAAACAAAAGATTTAAAAATGTAATTTACGAAGGAACTCAAGGTAAAGTAGATTTGTTAGATGTTACATCTGATGGGTCAGACGCTGATGTTTACAACATTAAAGCTAAAACAGGTTGGTTTGCAGAAACCATAACAACCCCTACTCAATCAGGTTCTGTTAACGAGTTTTTAGAAAAAGATAATAAGTGGTACAACTATATAAAAGGAGAAGCTATCACGGCTAGTAATATAGACACTAGCGATTTTAACGTGCAAGGTTTAGGTATAATAACAAGTAATACAGCATCGTAATATGGCAATAAATTTAGGACTAAACGTAACAACAAACACAAAAACAAACCACACTGTAAGTGTAGTTGCTAGCTCTGGTATCACTCTTGCTACTGTTAATTCATCTACGAAAAGACTAACTGGTTCTGCAACTGAAGATGTTGTAAAAGAAATATGCACTGTTACGTTTACCGCTAGTAATAATTTTTATTATTCAAAAGAACCTGACTTTAAATTTAATTTTAATGACGGTGATTTAATAGTAACAAGCACTACTACTGAAAATTCTTTAGAAAGAATAACACAAAAAGTTTTTGTAATTAGTGCTAAAGCAAGTGTTAGTACGGTGTACAACAATATAAGTTTTAACGAAACTATAGGTGCTAGCGAAGCAGTTGGTGTTAATGAAACAGGTATAAAAGAAATAGTTAGCGTTTCTTTAGATACATCTGACGTTCCAACTGGCGGGCAAACAAGACAACTTGTTGTTAGTGGTATAGAAAATTCACAATTTTCTTTTTTCTTAAAAAGAAATTCTGACAATCATACTTATGATTTTACAACAAACACTTTTACAGCTTCTTCTACAACGTCAGGTACAATAACAATAGGTAGTTCTGGATCTTCACAAACAAGTTTTATAATACCTAGCTCAGCATCTTTAGATTCTTACTCGCTACAATTAAGCGTTGATAATACTAGCGTAACTGTTTTACCAGATTCTTTAGCAGGTGTTTTTACTTTTAACCAAGTAAACGATGTTACAGTAACTATTGCGTGTGTTTCTGCTAACGCTGCTTATACCGGCACGCACGCGGCGCTACCATCGTCATCAGCTTTAACTGGTACTAATTCAGGTACATCTGGACAAAGTACGCTTGTAGAGTTACAACCAAAAATAAATACTAAAGCGTTTAAAAAAGCTAGAGAAATAGATGTTGATGATTTTGAAATTAGAACAACTCAGGCAATGTCTGGAAACACCACAGGTACTTCTATAACGTTAACAGCCTCTAACAGTTTAATAGCGGTTGGCATGACAGTAACTGGCACAGGCATAACAAACAGCGTTACTGTTAGTAGTATTAGTGATACTGCTTTAGTTTTAAGCGGTACTCCAGGCGGCACGGTGTCGGGCACTTTAACTTTTATTGGTGCTGGAGTTGATTTTATACAAAAAACTACAGGCTTAATATTTGGCACATCTAACCCAAATGAAGAGACTATTGCAGCTTTAACAATTGCCGATGTAAACAAAAAAATAAACGCTAACAGCACTGGTAGTACTATAACATTATTAACTAACACTGAGCTTGACGATGCTGTTGGAAATGTTGTTGGATTATACGAAGGTGTTACTACTGTGAAAAGCGGTACTAATTTAGAAGGCCTTACGGTTAATACAGTTGATAGCAGTAACCACACGGCTGTAATTAGCGAAACCGCTGTAGCTAGATCTGGTCAATTAGTAGTTTTTGAAAACGCAGGTAGAGTTGCTAATATAAGCTTTGTATTAGGTATAGATCAATTTCCTACAGCAAACACAACAATAAGTTTAAATTTAGATAACTTTTTAACAATTGACCCTAACTGGTCTTAAAATATGGCAACATTTACAATAACATTAAGCGGAAATATAAACGAATCACTAAGTATAGGCGACGCTATATACACAGCGGGTAAAGTAAACGCGCTTGATGCTGGAGGTACTGATAGTGGTATAGATAAAAATAATAGTAGTAACCTTCCAATACTTAGAGGAACTGTAACCGGTATCAACAACACAACTAATGTTATAACAGTTGATGATGGCGGCACAACAATAACAGGTAATCAATTAGCAAACACTATGGCTTTGTTTGCAAAAAGCGGTGTTGTAAACACCTCTGGAATATCTGGTTATTATGCTAAGATTAAAATGAAAAACACAAGTACTACTGAGGCTAAATTGTTTTCAGTTGGTTCTGAGGTAGTATAGCAGTAAAAAACACACGAAAAGTGTAATAATAAATATATATGATAACAAAAAAAAATAAAATATGAGTTGGTTAGCGGCAGCAACATTAGCAGCTGGATTTTTATCTTCAAGATCTCAAAGAAGATCTGCTCGTTCTATGGAGCGTATGTCAAGAGAGCAATTTGAAGAAAACAAAAAGTTATTTGAAGAACAAGAAAAGCTTTTGAATATTGAAAGAGACAAGTATCGATCTCAAGTTTTTGTAAATCCTTTTGATAATATAGAAAATCCTTTTGAAGATTTAACAGTTAATACTGAGCAAGCTGAGTTTTTATCAAGAAGAGCTGAGCAAGCTCAAGCTAATATATTATCTACCCTAAGAGATGCTGCTGGTGCTAGTGGTATAGCTGGTTTAGCGCAAACTTTAGCAAATCAAAATATGCTTGCAAATCAAAAAATATCAGCTGATATAGCAAAACAAGAAGGTGCAAATAGATTAGCTGCTGCAAAAAGCAATTTATCTATACAATTAGCAGAAAGAAAAGGTGAGGCTATGGTTCAAAATATGGAGGCTAGCCAAACAGCAACATTATTAGGTATGCAACAAGCTATGACCGGCGTAGCAGCTGCAAACATGGGGCAAGCGCAAGCAAATCAAATGTCCGCTAATTTAGCTGGAAATCAACTAAGAACAAGTGCAAACCAAACAATGCTAAGCGCTTTTTCTAGTAAGCCAGTACAAAAATTTTTAAAAGACTTAGAATAATATGAGAGCAGATAAAACACTAGTAGCAGGGGCAGCAGCAGCAATACCAAAGACATTAAACATGTCTAAGTTTTATGCTGGGCAAGCTCAAATAGAAATACAACAGGCAGGCAATATAATGAAGCTTTTTTCAACTGAAAAAGAAGTTAATAATCAGTTGTTAAAAGACATTAAAAAAATGACTGAAGACGTTGGTGTCTACACTGGTGGTGAAAAAGCTGCTGGGTTTTTTCACGGAAACCTTAGAGAAAACGCTGCCAACACTACTGAAGAAAATTTAGACCAAATGAAATTTAAGTCAAAAAAACTTAAAGATTTTAGAGATCAAATAGCTGTTGGTCACGGAGAGCTTATAGATTTGTTTTCAAACCCACAAAATATTAACACAGACGCTACTTACACTGGCTCTTTAAAAAATGCTAAGTCTTATGTAAACGACGAAGCTATAGGGTTTCAAGATGATAAAAGCGGTATGTATTTATTATACTCTGGTATTTCTAACGATGACGAAGTGTTAGAAGTTAGGCCTTCAGATATAAAAAATTATTTTGGAGTTGTGCCGATTATGAGTGATGAAGAGAAAGAACAGGTTTTTAAAATACTACAAAAAAGAAAATCAAAAACTTTTAATAAAAACGATATAAAGTCTAGTTTGTATGGTTTTATATCTACAGACAGAGACATACGAGTTGCTAATCTACTTACAACTCCAGATTTAATGGATAATACAGGAGGTTCTATTGCAGATGAAATGAAAAAAGAACAAGTGTTTGATGAATTATTTCCTGAAATGGCAAACAACACTGCAGAACAGAAAAAAGACTTTGTAGCACAGTTAACACAGCCTGGCCACCCAAAATATGATAGCAATGCTAGCGCTGAGTTTGCTGTTAATTATTATGCAAATGTATTAGAGCAAGAAAATGTAACTTTTAATATACCTGAAAATCAACTACCAGAAATTGGCGATAGAACAGTGGTTAGCTATAGACAGTTCACTACTAAAAACAACTACGTTAATATAGCGCCTACTACGCCAATAGCATTACCACAGTTTAATGAGCTGTTAAATAATTTAAGAAGTGGTAACGAGTTTATGGCACCTTTTGGCGAAGATCGTGTGTTTTCTTTTGACAAACAAAATAAAACATGGTCTTATTCGGAAAAGATTGGTGATGAACTAAAAGATCCAGTCACAGGTTTGAGTTTAGAGCAAGTAAAAAGATTATTAAACGGAGGTAGCGAAACTAATGCTTTTGACAAAGGTTATGGTTTTATGCTAAACATGGAAGAGTTTGTTAATCTTGAAATGGATCCAAGTCTAATGAAACAGACTGAAAACAAAAGTAATAAAATAGAAGTTGAAGAGCCTAATTTTTTTGATAAACTTTTAAGAAGTTTTGGTAGGTTAAAATAAAAAATAATATGCCGCAAGATAATTTAATAAAACTTAATTCTTCAAAGGATTATAATTTTCAGTTATTTAACGTTATAAATAACGTTACTGAAAACGATAATAACTTTAAAGATTTTTTATCTAATAAGTACTTTAGTTTAGAGCAAGGTGCTGATATTGGTGGAAATAGGTTTTTAAATTTTACTGAATTTAGAGAAAGACCTGATAATTACGATCTTGAAAAAAAGCTTCCTAGCTTTGCCGGCGATAAGTTTATACCTTTACCACAGTTCAAAACAGATAGAGAAGAGGATATAAAAACTTTTTTTGACTCACAACAACAGGGCAAATACGATGCTTATTTATCTAAAGATGACGAAGGCTTTGACATATTAGACTTTGTTAGCGAAAGAGATAAAGACACCGCATTAAACGAGTTTAAACAAAGACAGGCAGAGCTTTATATAAACACTGAGGATTTAAGCAAAGAAGAGCAAAAAGAAGTTTATGACAACGTTAGATATGGTTTTATTGAGCTTTTTAATGGTAACGAAAAATATATTAATTTATATAAAGAAGCGCTAAAAAAAGATCAAGTTAGTCTAGAAGCTTCTGAACAGCTTATGCCTTCTATTGTTGAAAGATTAGATTTAACTGATCCAACAGTAACTGCTAAAAAATTTGTAGCAAGAGATATAAAATCTAAAGCTGTTAACGCTCAAAAAGTATTACAAGATTATATAATTAAAGAGCAAGAAAGCTTAGGCAATCAGTCAAAAAAATACATAACAAAATACGACGCATATAAAAAAGATAGAGTTGTTTTAGACAAAAGCTTAGACAATATAAATAGCGAGCTTGACAAGTTAGGTTTTCAAACTAATGATAAAGACGTACCTATGGTTTTGTATTCTCAAAACCAAGAAAGCATAGATAAAGCAAATAATTTATACAAACAAAGAGCTGATCTTGTTAAAGGTTTTTACGACAAGCACGATGTTGAGTATTTAACTAATGCACATGGTAATCTGTCAATACGCCATAAAAATTTTAAAAAAGCTTCTGAACAAATTGAAAATGCCGATATAGCTATTAAAGCTTTAGGTAAAGAATACGAATGGTCTAGCATTGCCGAAATGAGTTTAGACGTTGCTTTTAACGATATATCTTTATTTACAGGCGCTGTAGGTAGAAAGCTAAATTTAGTTTCTAAAAAGTCTTATGACGACATGATTAGTATTAATGACTCAATAAAAAATCACAAACAGTCTATAAGCCCGTTACCTATTAATTTTAGTGACATGAACTTAAGTAATTTAGGAGATGTTGCTTCAAGTATTTTAGCAGAAAATATATTTAGTATAGGAACTGCCTTAAGTTATTATGGTGTTGGTAGAGCAGCGTTAGGCAAAACCGCAGAGAAACTTGCAAAAAAAGCCGTGCAAAGCGCTTTCTTTACCGTAGAAGCTGGTGGACATTTAAGTGAGCTAGAAATAAGACAAAGAAACGCTAAAGCACAAATACCTTTATTAAGAAAGCAATTAAGCAGTGTTACAGACGAGCAAGAAAAGAAACGTATACTTGTAGAGCTTGAGTCGCACGAGAGAGCTCTTGATATAACTGGTTTGCAAAAGACTTTAAATCCTTTGTTTTACGGTGGTATAGCTACTATTGCAGAAACCCTTGGTACTCTAAGAATTTTTGAAAAACTTAATAGTTTACCTATTAGTAAAAAAGAATTTAAAAACATTTTACGTACTGGCAAAAATTATGGTTTTAATGTTGGTGTAGAGTATGTTGAAGAGTTTGGTACTCAGTGGTTGCAAAACTTTGGTGACTATGTTATTTTAAAAGAAAACAAAAGTTTTGGTGAAGGTATAGACGCTAATTTTAATATGAACGTTTTGTTTTCAACTCTTGCAATACAAGGGCCTTCTATAGGCCAAACAGCTATAGCAACATTAAGAGATGAATTTAGTACTTTTTCACAGGTAAGAGCAAATAGAAAATATGCTAATCAATTTTTTGAATTAAATGAAAGAATAAAAAACGCTAAAAGTTATTTCCAAAAAAATGGAGCTGAAGGTAAATTAAACGAGCTTCTTGAAGAGGTTAACATAAAAGATGCTGAGCTTTTTACTAATATAGCTGAAATGAGTAATGAAGATATATTTCAAGTATTAGAAAATAATAGATTAATTAGAGATAATAATCAAAAAATACAAAATTTAGCAGTTAATCAAGGTATTGGTCTTGATAGTAGAACTAAAGAAGAGCTTAAAAAAATACAACAAGATAATGTAAATCTAAGATCTAAAAATGAAGAGTTAGTAAATAGACCAGCTGAAGAAAGAGAAAAAAGATATAAAGAAATAGTACAAAAAGAAAATGTTGATGC